CCTTTCGGGAATTTATACTGCTACTGCACACTTCCATCAACACTACACTCAATCAGTGTAGACTTCCGTGGATAGTAATCTCTACTAAGAGGTTGCCCTGATCTATAACTTAGATAGTTATATGACTATAATAGTGAGAATATTTTTTAATATAGCCGTTCCTTCCTAATCGGTCTGTAAGTTTATTTCATAGCTTACATTTACCGCCGAAGGCTCCAACTATATTAATTTTATCTCCTATGTCCTGTATAACGCGGACTATGTAAAAGTATTAAAACTTTTTACAGTTAGGTTACTTAGAGATCACTAAATCTAGGTTTAACAAAACCATCGAGTTTAACTCGATTCGATTTAGCCGCTTGAGCGCTTACCATACTTATCTGTTCTAGATAAGAACTCTAATTTCTTAGAGCATTGGCCTACTACTCGGCTGACACCAATCATCCCTGATTGATGTTTTTTCTCGCCTTCGTCCCCGTCCCTTACATAGGGTGTTATACAGTGATATGAACTATTGATCAAATGTCATAGATCAGACCTATTCGGGTAAGAGTATTTTAAACGACTTTATTTAAATAAGAGTGATCACGACTACTGATTAAACAAACAGGTTATATACTATCAAAGGACAGTATAATCTTAAGTCCCTGTTTACTCATCGTGATCAATCGACTAAAACAATCATAAATAATAAATTTATGATTATTTTAGTCTTACACCTAGATTCGAGGATTTCCATAATCTAATGAATCGAGACACCGATGACTTAGTTACTTGAACTATTCTTCTCTGATCCCTTTCGACGAAAGGTAACAAAGATAAATCATTTTCTATTGAAACTAATTTACTTAGAATAGTCTCGAAGAGGTCGATTTTTGATAAAGAATCAACCTCATCGATTAAAGCAACTAATTCACGAACTTTAAGAAGTGTATCCATATATTGGTTTCTATAAACAAATTCGTTTATTAGAATAACATATGAGTACAGCTCATTAGAAATTGGCATATCCCTGAGATCCAAATTCTTTGAGTATGGACGTAATAACGAACATATTCTAGGATCTTGATCGAAAGAGATAATACCATAATGAGCCCTTGTTCTATCAACTGTAACTAAATATCTCAAGAGAGACATAGAGTTATCAAGTTTACTGATTTGTTTCCTTATCAGGGAAACATAAGAATCAGTAAGACCTTGAAATACAGATTCCTTAACAGGAACTTTCTGTACTAAAGATCTTATAGACAAGAAATCTTTAAAGGCTTCAGGTGTTCAATCTACTGGAAAAAGAGACGATAAGATTATAGCTCTCATACGACCGGATAACTTTCTCAATGGATTTGTAATCTTAGATAAAGATCTATAACCAAACTGGTTAAAGGCCAAAATCTGAGATAAGGATGTTTTGTATTTACGCATCAATTCAATTGACGCAGAAATACTAACAGTCCCAGCGTATACCTCTTTTAGAGGTATAGCCGAACAATCTTTCTTATTATAGAAGTATCGTTTAGCAAATTCAAGAGAGTTTCCGGAAGGTGAAATAAGGGATTTATGAATTCCCACTTTCACACCAATTCAACTCATAATTTCTAAATATTTATGAGCGATTGGCCCGTCGGCTATAACTACATCGTCCCCAAGGATTGCATAATCCTCGAATCATCTTGTCTTTCCGCACACCAGGAACGCTGCGAACTGCACAATAAAATGATGTGTGACAGCTAGCATCGCTCACGATGTGAGCGCTCCCATAGGTTGCCCGGCTCCATAGTACAACTGTTTCGTCTTCTTTTGTTTATCTTTCATAGAAAGAAACTCAGAAGCCGACTTAGGAAGACTATAAGGCCGGCCGATTAGCATTATCGATCATAATCTGGCAAAATTTGCCCCTACTAAAGGACTTAACACGATCATCTGCAGAACTATTGGTAGTCTGTCAGTTGCCGCGCTCAAATCCAGAGAATAAAGAGATTTGTTTTTCTGGAGAAGAGCCTTTAAAGGTTTGATCTGATCGAATGTACCATCTTGAGGAATTTTCCCAAGAATGGTAAATAATCGTTTGTGCAATGGGTCCATAACCCATTGAGTCACACAATCTACGAGAGCGAAAACTCTTACTTTTCCTGCAGGTTCGGGTTTTAACCCGAGTCCTCCTAACGTCTTACACTTATCTATAAACTCTTGAGGTCAACTAGAAATCTTAACACCCGTTTCTATGAAACGAATGAAAGAAGTATTTCCGGTCGACTTTAGAAAGTCATATAAGTAAGGTAAGTTATTAGAGAACTTCCATAAGTATATAGCACTAAGAACACCCATGTATGAACTGGAAATCATTCCAGCAAAACTTGGTGACGAAGTAGCTATACCAAATGGCCGTACCTGCAGTTCCTTTAATGCCTTCAGCTTGTCTCTTAAAGCAAGCCGTAACCACCTATCATTTGTCTGCTCTAACAAGAGCTTCCAAAAGGTAAGTGCGAACACCGATATCTGATAAAACAGATCTTGGCGGAAGGAAGAAGGATCTACAATAGTAGATAAATTTAAGAGTCCGGGAAAAGAAAGAACTCGGTATAAATTAAATAAAGTTGTCCATAGTTTAATATAATAAATTTTACCATTTCTAATATGGACGCGGTGAAGAATAGGAATAATTTGGGGAAGCTTAGATCCTCTCTTACGAGCGAATCGGCATCCTAAATTAGTAATATCCTTCCCAGCAGTTCCTGCTAGAGATTGCATTAGATTAACATTCTGAGCTTTCAAGTAAATAACAAGAAATTTCAGTCCGCTCTTCTTTTGCAGATGGTAACATCTATTAAGAAACACTATGGTTACTCTTACTGTTCCGTTAGAAAGTCGTCCGTCCATTAGTCTAAAGGCTTTAATAAACCAATTTACTAATGGTCGACCCGCTTTTACACGGATCATGGCACTAAAGAAAGTACCTAAATCTTTTGTCGCAGAATTAAATATATATTT